CTCGCTGCGCTCGCGGGAACCGCCGCTCCCGTCTGCGCGCATCTGCGTCATCTGCGGATCACCACTCAACACGCTGAAGAACCGCCGGGGATGGCGGGGATCGGTGAAGCGGCTGGGCAGCGACACATCGGATTCGACGACGCGGCGAGCCGGGGCGTAGGCGTGGACGACCAGCGGCCACGCGGTCACGATGCCGCCGTGGCTGAAGGTGCGGCCGACGCGCCACACGATCACGTCGCCGGGCCCGGGCACATCGACCTCCTGCGCCCGGTCGAGGATGAAACCGAGATAGCGCTCCTCGTCCCGGTGCAGCATCCAGCTCCGCGGGTAGGGCCGCGGATCGAACGGCGGCAGCAGGCCGAGATCGGCGAAGACGCGAACCAGCAGCATCGCGCAGTCGACGCCCACGCCCTTGAGATCGGCGCCATGATGGTAGGGCGTGCCGATCCAGGATCGGGCCTCGGCGACGACGGCGGCGCGCCCGGTGGAGGTCACGTCGAGGCCCGGCATGGGAAGACGACCGTCAGGATGAGCACCCTTCCGTCGCTGGTCGCGATCGTGGCGGAGAGCAGATAGTCGACGCCGTCGAGCGCGGTGCCGAAGAGCTGCGCCACGGCGTTGCCCGTACCGGCGGCGAACATCTGGCTGCCGTCCGGCAGCGTGGTGACCGCGCCGCGGACCGGGCTGCCGATCAGGCGCGAGGTCGGCGCCGCGTCGGTCCCGGCACGGACGGCACAGGCGACGCCGGTGACGGAGGCGATCGAGGCGCCGGCGAGATCGGCCGTGAAATCGAATGGAACCCATTCCTGCTCGCCCGGCTCGATCGGCGGGCGGAGCGTGCCGCAGCTCGCCATGTCAGATCCCTTCGTCACGATGCGGAGCCGGCCCGCGCCGGAAGCCGCGCGCTGCCGAACGGCACCGGCGGCCAGCCGCCGGCGCCCGGCCGCAGCGGCGCGATAGGTTGTGAAGACCCGCGACGGACCGGCGGCGAGCGCCGGCCGCGCCGCACCCGATACCCAGGCGGCGATCCCGCGCAACGCACTGCCCAGGAGCGAAGCGCCGCACGCCGCCAGTGCCGCGCCGGCCCAGACGCGCAGCCCGCCGAAGGCCGGCGAGACCCGCGCAGCACCAATCGCTGCACCGGAGAGTGCGCGGATTGCGTTGGCTCCCGGCACGGCGCGCGAGGCACCCGTCGAGACGCCGGCGACTGCCCGCACGGCGTTCATGGCCGGTGCGGCCCGCGCGGCCGACCGCACGGTCGCAGACGCCGTCTTGGTGCCGCCGAGAGGAAGCTCCTCGAGGAGCCCGGTAGGGTAGAGCATGGACCATCGCCTCAGATCCTGAGCAGGCTCCAGTCGAAGCTGCGGCCGGTGCCATTGAGCTGCTTCAACGTCGCCTTGCAGCCGGCGTCGGCGGCGAGCGGCGGGCTCTGCACGATGCCGTTGATCACCGGCCCCGAGATCGCCGCCTTCCAGCACTGCACCGTGTTCGAGTTGAGCTTGTCGTAGACGCGCAGCTCGACCGTCTCGCCGTTGGCGAGGTTCGAGACGTTCACCCGCAGCACGTAGGTGCCGTTGGTGGTCGGATTGTCGAGCGTCTGCTCGGTCCCGACCGAAGCCGTCTGCGTGCCGGAATTGTCGACGGTCCAGGTCATGTCAGGTGATTCCTATGAGAATGAGGCCCGGCTTGCGGGCGGCGGCACTGGTCGCGCCGCATTGGCAGCGGGCCGCCAGCCGCGTCCCGGCCGGGATCTTCCGCCAGAAGATGTGGTTCGGCCCGCTCAAGGCGTTGGTCGTGTTGCCGTAGGCATCAGCGAGCGAAAGGTTCGGCAGGATCACGACCTCGCTGCCCGAGGCGCCGACGCCGACATCGACAAGGAATTCCGACGCGGAAGCCTGCGCCGTGAAGCCGGCGTTGCTCCAGCAGATGAAGAACCCCTCGATGTCGTAGGCGGTCGACGATGCGAGCTGCGTCCAGCTCCCCTTGGTGTTCGCGGTGCCGCCGGCATCGATCGACTGGCCGGTGATGCCGCTGGTGATCCCGTAGGCGGTCAGCAGCGCATAGCCGCCCGGCTCGCCCCAGCTCCCGTCCGCCAGGGTGAGGCTGACGGAGACCGCGGTGCCCGAGCTGCCGCTCGACGCGGCCTGGGCGGAAATCCGCGTCCCGGCCGGGACGGCGAGCGGACAGAAATAGGTGGTGGACTGCGCGCTCGTCGTGCCGAAGCCGCCCATCACCAGAAGCGGCGGCGTGATCGCGATCTCGCTGCCCGAAGCGCCGATGCCGATCTGGACACCGGAACAGTAGTTCGTCCCGGCGCTCGGATTGTTCCCCAGCAGCGTGACGAAGAACCCGATCGCATCCACGGCCGTCGAGGAGATGAGTTGGGTCCAGGAGCCGAACACACCGCCGCCGGCCGAGCCGGGCGCGACCTGCGTCCCGGTCGACGTGCCGGTCGCGGCACCTACATTGCTGTAGACGGCGCCGCCGCCGGCCGAGGGGAAGCCACCCGGCATGTCAGGCCAGCTTGATGCTCAGCGCGCCCACATTGATCTGCGGGGTGTCGCCGTTGTTGATCGTGAGGGTCGCGACCTTCCTGACCGTGCCGCCGCCGCTCGCACTTACCGTGACGCCCGTCAGCGTGAACGTGTCGGTCGCGGCCGTGGCCACCGTATAGACGGTATTGATTGCCACCCCGCCCGGCAGCGCCGTGCCGCTGTACTCCGAGGCCAGCACTACGGAATCGCCGGGGCTGAACCCATGGCCGGGGCTGGTGAAGGTACCCGAGGTGGCGGCCGTGAAGGCGAGCTCGGAGAACGCGCCGAGATAGCCCCAGACCAGCATGTTGCCGGCGGTGGCGGCGTCCATCAGCGCGAAGGCAGTGATCGCCGACCAGTTCGCCGTCGCCTGGGCGAAGGCGAGCGCGTTCGCGTTGGAGATGGCGCTCGGGTCCGATCCGGACGCGGCATTCCAATCCGCTGCCGCCGTCACCTTCCGTGCGTAGCCGGAGCCCGACATCTCGGTGCCGGCGGCCCCGTCTGACGGCGCGGCCGTGAAGAGCGCCACATAGGCCGTCGGCATGGCGAATGCCGCCTTGCCGACGACGTGACCGAGGATCGCCTTGGCGGCGTAATCGGTGAAGGAACCGGCCATGGTCAGGCTTCTCCTGGTGTTGCGGGGGTTATCCGCAGATGACGCAGATATACGCAGATGGAAGACGCGGCTCCCGCGAGCGCAGCGAGCAGCAAAGGTGCTGCGGTGTATGCCGCAATGCTTGTCGCTTCGTGCCGATCATCTGCGTACATCTGCGTCATCTGCGGATCAGATCGCCGTCGTGGGTGGCGGGACGTAGGGGAAGGCGGGGAAGTTCGCGACGTTCGAGAACTTCCAGCAGCCGTGGAGCGGCGTGTCGGCGGTCGTGACGGTGCCGCCCACGGTCCGGTCGCAGCCAGCGTAGATCGTGAATGCGTCGCCGGGCGCGGGCAGCTCCGGCAGCGGCGCCCGCAGGGTGAAGCCGCCCGTCCAGGACGTGTTGACGGCGAAGCTGTCCCCCGCGAGCACGCCCGAGGTGAAAGTGACCGTGCCCTGGTCGAACCAGTTCGCGGGCGCCGCGTTGGTCCAGTCGACCTGCAGCAGATCGGCGCTGGCGACCGTGCCGCTCCAGGTGAAAGGCGTGCCGTCCGAGGCCGTGCCCGATCGGGCGACGCCGCAGCCGAAGCCGTAGAGCGTGTACCAGCACGAGGCCTGGTAGATGTTCCGCGGCATGTCGGCATCGAGCCAGACGAGCGGCGTCTTGATCTTGAGCTGGGCTTGCGCGCGCCCGATCTTCTCGAGCGTCGAGAAGTACCCGTAGAACAGCAGCACCGTACCGATCGCCGGCGCGCCCCATGCCGGCAGGAAGGCGCGGAACCGGGCCAGCGTGGCGCCGTCGAAGAGCCCGTTCATCAGGGCCTGCGGCCAGCTCTGGCCTTCGATCGTCTCGGGCGGTCCGCTCCAGGCGAGCATGCCCTCGGGCCCGCTTGCAGGCACGATCGTGCCCGGCTTGTAGCTGATCGTGACGTCCTGCTCGTCGACGTCGAGCCCGACCGCGACCTTGTACCTGACCCCGGCGATGCGGACCTGGCTGGCGAGGAAGGTGGTCGCGGTGCGTCCGGTGCCGTCGCCCAGCACCATCGATCCCGGCACGCCGAGGCCCAGGATCCCCGACCCGTCATCGGCATCCGAGTAGACGACGACCGGCACGTCGGCATTGGTGAAGTAGAAGACGCGCCCGTCGGCCAGCGTGATGACATAGCAGTCCGGCGCGATGATCTGCGACGGCCGCTGTGCCAGGTACTCGGCGAGCCTTGCGGACATCGGCTTCATGGGGTGTTGATCCGCAGCTGACGCAGATGCGCGCAGATAGCGGGGTCCGTCATTGCGAGCGGAGCAAAGCAATCCAGGGCGACGGTCTCGAACCCTTGGATCGCCGCGTCGCTGCGCTCCTCGCGATGACAAGGAATCTGCGTCATCTGCGGATACCCCGACATCACGGCTCCTTCACGCTGGTGAACTTGAGGGATTTCAGGGACCACAGCTGGTCCATGAAGTTCTCCAGCTCGGCGCTGTCCTCGTCGAAGCGGCAGAGGAAGTAGAAGCTGTAATCGGCGGTGACCTGGACGCCGGCGGGCGGCGGGGTGGTGAGGGCGAGCGTGTTGGGCAGCGTCACCGACCAGGTGCCGGCCGCCGGCGGCGTGCCGTCCAGGTAGACGTTGATGCCGGTGAGGTCGACCTGCCCGGCCGGCTCGCTGAGATCGGCGCCCAGCGGGTGCAGGAAGGTGAAGCTCGCCGTGGCGCCGTCGCCGGTGGCGAGCAGCTGGCCCGTCGCCTGGAAATCGGTCGGGTCCTGGAACAGGAACCGCCCGAACTGGCCCCGCGCGGCGAGGAAGAACTGCAGAAGCGTCTGGTACTCGGCGAGACCGGGTGCGGCGCGCAGCACCTCGAAGGTCAGCTCGAAGCCCCAGAGCGGGTAGGCGTAGAGCGCCAGCGCCACCTCGCGCCCCGAGACATGCTTCGCGACACGGGTCGAGAAGACCGGGTGCTTCTGCAGCGAGTAGGCCCAGGGCAGCGACGCCAGCGGGAAGATCGGCAGGCTCACGCGAGCGCCTTCCGCGCCGCGTTGCGGTGCATGTTCCGGAGAATGCCCAGCATGTGCCCGGCCGAGCGGGTGAGCATCCGCTCGAACTCGCCCTTGGAGATGCCGGGCGCGCCGCCGTGGAACGTCACCGGCATCGAGATCGAGGGCGCGAAATCGCCGCTGTCGCCGCCAACGGCCACCGTCGCGGCCGCCGAAGGCATCGCGCGCAAGCCCCATTGCCCGGCCGGGACGATGGTGCCGCCGGAATCGGGGACGAAGAGCTCCGGCCCGCGCTCGCCGACGATCGATGGCACGCCGACCGGGGGCCGGCCGCCGCCGGCGAAGGGCAGGATGTCGCCGAGGAGCCCGACGCCGCCGGCCGCATCGCCGGCGCTGCCCGCGCTCAGCGACGCCGCGGCGGCGCTCAACGAGGCGGCGGCGGTGTTGAGCGACGCGCCGGCAGTATCCAGCGTGGCGCCGGCGGTGTTGAGCGATGCCCCGGCCGTGTCGAGCGCGGCGCCTGCCCCGGCCGTGCCGGCGGCCCCGGCGGCGCCCGATGCCTGACCGCCGATGCCGAGCCAGCTGGCGGCGTCGCCGAGGCCGATCTTGCCCAAAAGCCCGGACAGGAGCGAGCCGGGCGAGTTGCCGGAAATGTTCAGCGCCTGCTCGAGATGGCCGGCCAGCGCCTTGCCGATATCGTTGAAGATGTCGCCGAGCATGCCGTCGGTGATCCGGCGCAGGGCGGCGGTGATGCCGTGCTTCTTGCCCTCGATCGCCGCCATGACGACCTCGGAGAAGTCGCGGCCGATCGCCGCGTTCGCCCGGCGCCATTCGGCCGCCACCTGCTCGGCGGCGCGCGCGTTGATCTCGGCGATCCGGTCGGCCGATTCCTGGACGACCGCGGCCATCCGGCGGGCCAGCTCCTGCTGGTGCTGCGAACCTTCCTCGGCGCCGCGATATTCCGCGGCGAGGATCCTGAGCTCGGCGTCCTCGTGCACCTGCACGATCTGCGTCGCCGCGGCGCGCGCCGCCTCGACCGAGAGCTCGCCGAGCGCGCGCTGCTTCTCGACCCGGGCCAGTTCCCCCGCCTCGTCCTTGCGAAGCGCCGCCAGCTTCGTCGCCGCGGCCCGGGCTGCGGCCGCCTCGTCCTGCGCCGTCTCGGCATCGCGGGCAGCGCGCAGACGGCGGAGAGCGGCGATCTCCTGCGCGCTGCCGGAGCCGAAAGCCTGGGTGGTAAAGGCGACCTCGCGCTCGGCCGCCACGACGCGCGCTTCGCTGCCGCGCGCGGCCTCGTCGGTCAGCATCCGAAGCGCATGAATCTGCGCTTCGACTGCGCGCATAGCATTTGCCGCGCCGGGCTTGGCCATGGCGTCGCGCACTTGGCCGACCGCGGCGGCGGCGCGCTGGGCGGCCGCCTCCAGATCGGCGGTGTCGCCGCGGAAGCCGACGGTGACGGTCTGGTCGGCCATCAGAACACCCCCGCTCTGCCGGAAGGCGCCAGGCTGCCGACGAGATCGCCGAATCCGCCTTTTGGCGCCGGTGTGCGGCCAAGCCCCAGCCAGGCAGCGGCCAGGTGGCGCAGCGGCGGCGCGGCGGCGAAGGTGCGGCGGATGGCGTAAAGACGCGGCAAGGTCATCCTCTCCATGAGGTCATCCCACTCGGCGGCGGAGGCGATGCCGTCGCAGATCAGCTCGGCGACGAGCCGGCCGACGTCGCCGTCGAACCGCTCGCCGCCCCCGCTTCCCCCGGCTGAGCTTCCCCCGCCGGTACGAGCCCCCATGCCGCGAAGGCCGCGGGGATGGCGTCGAGCAGCGGGGCCACCTCCGGCAGTACCAGCCGCTCCTTGACCGCCTCCTCCAGCAGATCCGGCCGACCGGAAGCCGCCGCGACGATGCGGAGCGCGGCGCCGACCCGGTCGAACACCGTCGCCGCTGCGCCCAGCGCCTCGATGGCCGGCCAGGCGCGCTCGAGGCCGGCGAAGTTCAGCACGGCCGGCAGCGCGATCGCCTCGCCGCCGATGGTCACGGTGACGGGCGCGGTCACTGCGAGAAGCTCACTTGGCCGACATTGCCGGCGGCGTTGGCGCCGACGACGAAGTCGAGCTCGCTGATCGTCCAGTCGTCGAGCTTGGAGGGCATCGAGAGCTTGGCGGCTGCGCAGCTGTAGTACTGCAGCGTCGCCTGCAGCCCGTTATAGGACTGGCTGAAGACGACGGAGAATTTCGGCGCCACGCCCATGCGCGGGTTGGCCATGGCCAGCGTCCAGCCGGTGGTGGCGGAATAGACGTAGCTGATCGCCAGCTGCGCCCCGGCATCGCCAGCCGCGAAAGTGTAGACGCCGGCGGCGACCGAATACTTGCCGGTCGCCTCCGAGCCGGAAGCCACCTGGGTCAGCGGCAGGCCGGTGGCGGCGTAGATGACCCCCTGGTCGCCCAGGAAATGCGCCGAGTTCGCGACGGTCACCGTGTAGGCCGAGCTCGACGGCACGGTCTGGAGCTCGTTCTCGGCCACCAGGATCTGCCCGGCGGCGAGCGACCCGCCGAAATAGATGGCGTTGAACAGCGGCCCCGAGATCACCGCCAGCTTGGCCTTGATCTCGATCTTGGCCTTGCCGCGCCCGAACTCGATCGGATAGGAGCCGGTGCCATAGATTTCCTTCAGATCGAAGGAATGGTCGATCTGGCAGTCCTGGAGCGCCCCGAAGCGGAGCGGCGAGCCGCCCGCGGGCGTGCCCCAGAGCGAGCCCGATCCGATCGCGTATTGCATCACTTGCCTCCTCTGGCATCTGTCGCGGCAAGTGCCGCCTTGATCGTGCCGATCGCCGCCTGGACCGCGTTCCAGCAGGACGTGTCGCGGCTGTAGGCGGAGTTGCGGACATGCTCCGCGACCCACCGGTCGAGCGCGTCGGCCGCCGAGACCGGCGCCGGCTGGTGCAGCGTCAAATCGAGCCGGGCACCGTCGGCCAGCGCGATTTCCTGGGTCGTTCCGTCGCTCATCTCGCCCTCACGGCAGCAGCAGGTGGACGGGCAGCAGCGCCGCGGCGCGCTGGCCCTTGGGCGCCTCGTAGACGGCGATCGTCCCCTCGATGAAGCAGTGCTCGACCGCGCCGCCCAGCGTCTGAACGGCGGCGTAGACCGGCGGCGCCAGCACCGCCTCGACCGCGTCGATCAAGCCGTTGAGCTGGATCCCGGCCGCGGTGCCCGGATCGGGATTGGCGGCGTAGAGATAGATGTCGGCGGTGAGCGTCCGCTTCGGCGGCAGGCCGTGCCGCGCGACCACCTTCTGATCGCCGACGGTCATGAACAGGGCCGGCAGCTCGGCCGCGTTGAGGTCGTTGAGGCTGCGCAGCCGGCGATCGGCGACGACGACCGTGCCGTCGACGCGCAGCGCCTCGAGCACGGCGAAGAGCGCCGCATAGGCGGTCTCGCGGATCATGCCGCGACCGCCGCGGCGAGCCGCGCTGCGATCGCCGCCGCGCGATCGGCGAAAGCGCCGGTGAGGAACGGATGCGGCCGCGTGCCGGGATGGTCGACCCGCTTCGCGAAGACTTCCCGGCCGTGGGCGAAGAAGCGGAGCGCCCGGGCGGACCGCGCCTCGATGACATGCGGCCGCGTGCCGGCTTCGAGGAAGCGCGCGGCGGGATCGTCGCTGCCGATCGTGGCAGTGACTGTGTCGCCAGCGTCGTCCACCGTGACCCGGATCGAGGCGGCGAGCGGTCCCGGCGGCAGGGCGCCGACAGCCTCGGCGGCCAGGGCGTCCGCCTCGTCCCGCACCGCGTCAGCGAGGCGGCGATGGGCGTCGGGCCCAACTTGCCTCAGGGATGTGACGGCCTCGTCCATGCCGCGCTCGCTGATGGAAATCATGCCGGCACCACATGCCGATAGGGCTGCAGCAGCGCCGCCACACGGAGCGGCATGTCCTTGACCAGGAAAGAAGTCGTCTGGCCGCCGAGCGACTCGGAGGTCATGCCGATGCGGTCCTTCTCGCGATAGGCATGGGCGGCCCATTCGAGCACCGCCTGCGTCACGTCGGGCGGCACCGTCGCGTAGCCGGCGGTATAGGCCAGCTCGACATTCGCGAGGCCGCGGGTGAAGCGCCAGCCGATCAGCGTCACCGCCGTTTCCGACCAGAGATAGCCGCGCTCCGGCGCGCCGGGGCTCGGCGGGATGGCAACCCCGTCGATCGTCACGCCCGACACGGCGGTCACCGGTGTGTTGGCGAAGGCGAGTCGCCGGCCGCCGGTGCCGTCGCGCGTCTCGGTCCACTCCAGGCTGGCGAAGCTGCGCGCGCACCAGGCCTGGGCCGCCGATCCCACGGCGCCCACGAGCCGCTCCAGGAGCGCCTCGTCGGGATTGCCGGCGGGCAGGCCGAGCCAGGCTTCGAGATCGGCGAGGCCGGCGAGGTCGGACATCAGCCGCCCTTGCGCGGCCGGGCCGCTTCGAGCTGCGTCAGCCGGGCTTCGAGGGCGGCGACCCGCGTCTCGATCTCGTCGATCCGGCCCGGGACCAGATCCGGCGCCGCGGGCGCCTCGGCCACCGGCTTGTCGTGCCGGCAGCCATGGGCCATGGCCTCGGCAACGTGGTCGTCGCCGACCTCGACCGTGCCGTCCGCAGCCACCACGTAGTCGTCGTCGCCGATCCCCAGCGAGCGCAGGCCCGCGGGCGCGTAAAGTAGGGGCATGACTTTCTCCTTCAGACTGCCGGCGTCATTGCGAGCCGCAGGCGAAGCAATCCAGGGGTTCGAGACCGTGGCTCTGGATTGCTTCGCTCCGCTCGCAATGACGGAGCACTAGCCGTTGCCGATATTGGTGATGACGCCGAAGGCGGGCGGGAAGTAGTTCTGCAGCACGCCGTCGCAATAGACGCCGAACTCGTACTTGCGGGTCCGCGGCGGCCACATGGTCGAGTTGTAGTCGCGCCGCAGCCGCTTCACGAGGATGTCGGTCACGTTCGACAGCGGATAGGGCAGCGTCTCGGAGTCGAAGAGGATCGTGCCCGGCGGCATGTTGGGATGCAGCCGGACCGCGATCGACTTGGCGCCGTTCATCGCGAACTTGTTGAGATACGCGGTGACCAGGTCGCCGCCTTTGATGTTGCCCTGCTCGACATTGATGATGAAGCGCTGGGCGGCGTTGGCGGAGCCCTGCAGCACCTTCTTGGTGATGTTGCGCTGCTCCTGCGAGCTGACCCAGATATTGTCGGGCGAGAGCCGGTAATTGTCCCAGAAACCCTGCAGCGCGGCGTCGATCTCGACCACGCCGCCGACGCCGTCGGCGGTGAGCGGCGTGCCGGTGCCGGCCGTGCCGGTCGGCTGCACCGCGACATAGGAGCCGAGCCCGCTCAGCGCCTGCGTCATGATCCCGTCATAGACCAGGCTGTTGGTCGAGTTGTCGGCGGTCAGCGCCGAGGCGAGCTGCGTGCCGGCGGCGGCGCCGGTGATGACCACGCTGTTGATCGTGGTGATGGCGCCGAGCGTCTCGGACCCCGCCGCACCCCAGAACCAGGCATAGCCGAAGGCGCCGTTGGTCGCGGCGGTCGTCGCCGAGATCGAATGCGTTGCGTTGCCGTCGTTCGCTGTCGTCACGGTGCGGTTCGTCGAGGGCCGGCCCGAGCCGCCGCCATAGGTGTCGCTGGTGCCGTCGACATTGCTCCGCGTGATCGAGCCCGGCACGCCGCCGGCCACGGTCGCGGCGCGCAGGCCCTGCAGCGACAGCGGCACCACGATCACCGAGTAGGTCGTGGCGGCGGCGAGCGTGCCGCCGGTGCCGATATCGGCCACGGTCGGGCGGTTGCCGGTGCCCAGTGCCAGGGAACGGTTGCCGCCGAGATCGAGGAACTCCTCGGCGATCATCAGCGCCCATAGCAGGTTCGTCTGCGCCCGAGCATTGAGGTCCATGAAGCCGGAGGCCGAGAGATAGGCGGCCCAGGTAACGTAGTCCTCCAGCCCGTACTCGCGGAAGATGGCGTTGTAGTCGGCGGTGGCGGTGACGATCGCGCCGCCGCGGTTGCCGTCGGACACGCCGGGCTCGACCAGGCTGGTGTTGATGCCGGTGATCGCCTTCCAGTTCGCCTGGACGCCGCCCTCGGCGAGCATCCGCGGGATGCGGTTGCGCAGCGGCGTCAGCACCGGGAAGAGCGACTTCGCCGGCGCCTCCAGCGGCCAGCTCTGGATGCCGGTCGGGAAAGAGCCCGGCGCGGTCCAGCCCGCCTTGGCGAGCAGCTCGTCGTCCTGGGACAGGGTCGTCCGCATGAGGCCGATCGTCTCCGACGTGATCCTGGCGACTTCGCTCATCACTGATTGCCTTTCGGGTTGGTCGTTTGGGGTGCTCGATCGCGGTCGCCCCCTCCCCCTGCCCCCTCCCGCAAGGGGAGGGGGAATGCCGCCGCTTCGTTCCTCCTCCCCTTGCGGGAGGAGGACAGGAGGAGGGGTTGCGCCGGCCGGTCAGACATCCGAGTGGTTCCGGGCCGCCGGCTGCGGCGTGACCAGCGCGAGGCGGGTCAGGGCGGTGGCGCGGGCGAGCTGTTGGGATTGCGTGGCGGCGGGCAGGCTCTCGGCCTTGGCCAGCGCCTCGCCGGTAGTGTCGCGAGCGCCGCCGCGCTCGATCGAGTAGAGGACGGGACCGCCCGGAAGCGGCTGGCGCTCGAGCTCGGCGAGGCGGGTGCGCAGCCCGTCGGCGATGCCGGCCGCCTTGGCCAGATCCTCGCGGGCGGAGGCGAGTTCGAAGGCGAGCCGGGCGAGATCGCCCATGCCGGAAGCCTTCGCCATGCCGCAGGAGGCGCCGAGCGCGCAGGCGCGGTCGTGGATGCGCTGGGCCACCGCCTGGTCGCCGGTCCGCGCGTGGTCGCGGGCGAGATCGCCGAGATCGGCCTCGTCGGCGGGATCGGCCGCGCCAGCCCAGCCCTTGGGCAGCGCCTCCTCGGCACCGATCGCGCGGGCGCGGCGGATGATGTGGGACTTGACGGCGGCGCTGGAGCCGGCGCGGCCCCAGTCATGCACCGCATCCTCGACATCGCCGCGCGACTCGATCGGGAAGCTGCCGTCCGGCATGGCATGGCCGATCGCGGCGAGCTTGCGCCGCTCGGCGGCGGAGAAGTCGCGCTTGGCGAGCGGCAGGTCGGCGGCGGTCTCGAAGAGGCCGAGCCGGTCGGCCGGCAGCGCCAGCACGATCCCGCGATAGGCGCGGCGCGACCCGGCGCCCGAGAGCGCCTTCGCCAGCGCCTCGTCAGAGGGTTCGGTCGCCGCGAAGCCCCGTACGACCTCCGCCCCATCCGCCTTCACCAGCGTGAAGGTCGCCGAGGGAATGCACGGCAGGTCGACGAGCGAAATCTCGGAGGGAAAGGCGGTGTAGCGGGTGCGCGTGGCGTCAAGGAAGCGCTTACGCCCGCCCGGCGAGAAGCCGGTATAGACGCCGGCTTCGATCTTCTGCCACTCCTCGTCGTCGACGATATGCGCGCAGAACTCGATGGCGCGGGACTTGTCGTCGAAGCTCAGCCCGGTGAGGATGCCCGCCGCCTTGAGCTGGTGCATCGCCCGGACGTTGCCGAGCGAGCGGCCGCCCGAGGCCTTGGCGAGATCGTTCGACCAGCGCTCGATCTCGGGCTTTGACGAGGTGTAATCGAAGATCTCGCCGGCCCGGTCGGGCGTCTCGTCGATGCGCCCGTAGACCAGCCGCTGAACCGAATCGGCCTTGCGCAGAGGGATGAACAT